TGTGCATGTCGGAGCCCGCGCAAAATGGCGCGAAGTCGTCGCCATATACAAAAATTCAGGATTGAACATCGCCAGCTCAGCGGATGTAGGAGCGATCGCACGATACTGCCAGGTATACGGTGAATACTACGACCTGCTGGAACAGCGGGAACGTCTCAAGGCTACCGATTGCGTCTCTGAAGACGAGCTCGAAGGCGAGCTGGGATGTGACGTGAACGACAGGCGGCGCCAGCGGCTACTCGAAAAGATTGATTTCCTGGTATCTCTCAGCGGGCTGCTGCAGGTTGATAGCGCAATCAACAAGAAGATGGACCAGATTTTGAAACTTGAGGACCGGCTATTTTTGAACCCGCTCGCCAAAGTCCGAAACGTGCCGAAGCATCCTGCAAAACATAAAGAGCAATCACCGCTTGAGGCTGCAGGCTTCGGCGGGATCTGATCGGATATGACTCTTACCGACGAACTGATTCAATACTGCGACGACGTGCTGGCGGATCGCCCGCGTAGTTGCAAAAAGCACAAATGGGCCTGCCGGCGCTTTATCCGCGACCTCGACCGGCAGGGAACTGAAGAGTTCCCCTTCATTTTCATCGAAGAAAAAGCCAACAGATTCTTTGCATGGATGCGGCTTTTCAAGCATCGCAAAGGCGTGCTTAAAGGTCAGCCCATCGAGCCCGCGCCAATCCAGAAATTTGTCTTTGGAAATATCTACGGATGGTATCACAAAGACACCGGCTATCGGAGATTCAACAAGCTGTACTGGCAAGTCGCCCGTAAAAACGCGAAGTCACAAAGCCTCGCTGCAGTTGCCAGCTATGAACTAATGGCCTTCAACGAGGGCGAGGCGCAGGAAGTTTACTGCGCGGCAACCAAAACCGAGCAAGCGAAAATCGTATATGACGAAACGGTCGCTATGCTCAATGGGTGCGCGGTATTGAAAGACAAGTACACCGTCGCATACGGCAGGATTACCCACAAAAAGACCGGGTCTGTCATGCGGGCGCTGTCGGAGGAGGACCGCAAGACCGGCGACGGGCTCAACCCACAGTGCGGAATCGTCGACGAGTATCACGCCCATGAAACGAGCGAGGTTTACGACATCATCGACTCCGGCATGGGCGCGCGCACGCAGCCGCTGCTGGCGATCATCACCACTGCCGGATTCGACCTGGGCAATCCTTGCTACCGGGTGGAGTACGACCTGGTAAGTAAAATCCTTGATCCGGACAACCCGGTGGAGCTCGACAACTATTTCGCAATGGTCAACGAGCTGGACAAGGACGAAAACGGCGAGCTGATCGACGACATCAAGGATCCGGACGTCTGGGTGAAAGCTAATCCGATTATCTGCAGCTATCCGGAAGGCGTCGCCTACCTGAAGAAGAAGCTGGAAGAGGCGCTGCAGGCGCCGGAGAAGATGCGCAATTACCTGACCAAGCACGTCAACGTCTGGGTGCAGCAGAAAGAATGCGGATACATGAACACCGCCCGCTGGGCCAGCTGCTCCCGCGATCTGCCCACGCTCGAGCGTGAAAGTTGCTACATCGGGCTTGACCTGTCGGCAAAAATCGACCTGACGTCGGTAGCCTTCGAGTTTCCGATCGGAGAAAAGTACGCGGTTCTGTCCCATTCCTTCATGCCGGAGGATACATTCGAGGCGCGGATGAAAACCGACAAGGTGCCGTATGATGTTTGGGTGAAGAACGGATGGATCAGTTTGACGTCCGGGTCGGTGATCGATTACCGGGCGGTGATGAACTACGCGGTCGAGCGAGCCGACGAGAATGGCTGGCGGATCGCCGAGTGGTGTATCGACCCCTGGGGAGCCGTTCAGATCGCTGCGGACCTCACCGAGGCCGGTTATACGGTGGTCGAGGTGATCCAGGGAATCAAGACGCTCTCCGAGCCCACCAAGAACTTTCGAGAGATGGTATACTCCGACAGGGTGATCACGGACGGCAGCCCGGTGCTTTCCTGGGCGATCTCCAACGCCGTCGCCGACAAAGTAGACCGCAACGAAAACATCATCCTCAGCAAAAAGAAGTCACGCGAAAGGATCGACCCCATCGCTGCCGTGATAAATGCCCACGTCCGGGCCATGCTAAACCAGGACAATGCCGGCTATAATTCCCGCCAAATGCGATCTTTTTAAAATTTTTATTGACAAGACTCTCCATTTTGATTATGTTAGTGGGTAAGTAAAAAGACCCGAATTCGGTATAATATACCGATGGCGGAACAATATCAAAAAGGGTGGTCCGTGGGCCTTCTCCAGAGATTAAAATGCGCACTGAACCAGAGCTCCTGGGATCAGATGCTGCGCGATTTTATGGCTGGAAACGACGCCGCGCCCGACGGATCGATCGACGTATCCGGAGACGCCGCCCTCAAGTTTACAGCCGTTTTCGGCTGCTGCAGAGTCCTCGCCGAGACCTTTGCCAGCGTTCCCATCGCAGAATACAAGAAAATAGAGGACGGTGATCGTAAAAAGACCGACGAAACCGGACTTTTTGACCTTTTTCATAACGTCCCAAATGACGAAATGTCGTCCTATAATTTCCATGAAATGGGGATGTATCAGATCAACCTGGGCGGGAATCTGGTCGCAATTCGTCAAAAGAACCGTCTGGGCGGACTCCTCGGCCTCAATCCCATCGAATGGCACCGGGTAGAGATCAAACGTGACCAGGCGGCCGGGAATCTGGTTTACAAAGTTGACGGCAAATCTGACCAGGTTTACACCCGCGACCAGGTGTTCCACGTCCCCGGCCCCAGCTTCAACGGCGTGATCGGCATGTCGCCGATCGAATACGCCGCGCAGGCTATCCGCCTGGGACTCACTTATGAGCAGTTTGGTGTAAAATTCTTCAAAAACGGGGCGCTGCCCAGCGGGATTTTCAAACATCCCGGCTTTTTGAAAGACGAAGCGTTCAAACGGCTCAAGGAAGACATCGAGAGGAATTACCAGGGGCTGATCAACGCGGGCAAGCCGATCCTGGCCGAAGACGGCCTCGATTTTGTCCAGCTGACCATGAAACTGGCCGACGCCGAGCTGCTGCAGTCCAAGAAATTCCAGATCGAGGACATCTGCCGGGTTTATCGTGTGCCGTTGCACCTAGTGCAGAACCTGGACAAGGCGACCTTCTCGAATATCGAGCAGCAATCGCTGGAATTCGTCATGTACACCATGCTTCCGTGGGTCCGCCGGTGGGAAGAGTGCATCAACTGTCAGCTGCTGACGCCGACCCAGCGTCGCTCTGGTTATTACTTCGAGTACAACCTGTCCGGACTGCTGCGCGGCGACCAGAAGTCGATGGCTGAGGCCTTCGCAATCGGCCGGCAGTGGGGCTGGCTGTCCGTCAATGATATCCGCCGGCTGCTAAACATGAACAGCGTGGAGAATGGCGACATCTACCTGCAGCCCATGAACATGATCGAAGCGGGAGAGAAGCCCGAGGACCCGGGCACGGCGTCGGTTGATCCGCAGACTCCCGACAGCAGCGACGGGAAGTCGGCGGACGATCAGAAAAAAGAGCTTGTCGACGAGATCTATAAGCTCATTGAATCGAGAGGAAAGTAATATGCCATACGGTTTTGATGTTGTTGACAAAGGCGAAGACGTCGGGGAAGTGCTGATCTATGGCGCGATTGCAGATGAAAAGTGGTATGACACCGACGTGACACCCAAGGACTTCAAGGACGAGATGGACAAGCTTAAGGGCAAGAAAACCATCAACGTTTTCATCAATTCCGGCGGCGGCGGCGTCTTCCCGGGTCTCGCCATCCACAACATTCTAAAGCGTAGCCAGGCCACGGTCGTCGGTTTCGTCGACGGGATCGCCGCGTCAATCGCTTCGGTGATCCTGCAGGGCTGCAAGAAGCGAGTCGTGACGAAGGACTCGCTGGTAATGATCCACAACCCGGCCGCCGCGGTCTGGGGCGACGCTGAAGACATGCGGAAAGCGGCCGACGCCCTGGATAAGTGCAAGGATTCCATCGTCTCGACCTACAAAGAGCGCGTTGACACGTCGGAAGAGGAGATCCGGTCGATGATGGACGCCGAAACCTGGATGACCGGCGAGGAGGCCGTCGCCTTCGGTTTCGCCGACGTTCTGGAGGAGGGAAAAGGGTATACCGCCAGCCTGGGGGAGAACGGCAAGGCCATAATCAACGGTAAAGAGGTCGAAATCGGTAAATTTAGTGCGTTTCCGACCGACAAACTGCCCAAAAAAGTCGAAAAAACGTCCGAAAATAAGCCTGAAATTGTGGTCAATTTCAGCATTTTCGAGGCGCAAATTGCATTGAATTCAAACTCACTTTAACTCAAGGAGTTCTTAAATGAACCTGAAACAGAGACTCCAGGACCTTATCAACAAGCAGAAAGCGCTCCTGGACAAAGCCAAAGCCGAAAACCGCGTCTTTACCAACGAGGAAAAGACCCAGTTTGATGCTTTTCAGACCGAAATCGAGAGCGTCAAGGACATGATCGCTGCGGAAGAGAAGTTCGCGGCCACCAACGCCGCCTTCACCCAGCAGCCCGACCCGCAGACTCCGCCCGCGCCCCGCGTCGAGGTCAAGCCGGACAACAGCCAGCCGAAGTTGTTCGCGAATCTTGCCGACCAGCTCAAATGCATCAAGAACCACGCGATGACCGGCGTTGCCGACGAGCGTCTGGTCAAGATCAACAACGCCACTGGCGCTGCGGCTGGCGCTGGCAGCGATGGCGGCTTCGCGATCCAGTCCGACTTCGCCGGCACGATGGTGGAGAGCGCTGTGCAGGACGATCCGTTCCTGTCGCTGCTGGACACTTACCCGGTTTCAGGCAATGCCGACCGCGTCAAGTGGAATGATCTCGCCGAGACCGACATCTCCTCGACCATCTGGGGTGGCATCCAGACGTATTGGGCTGCCGAGGCGGCCACCGTGGCAGCCAGCAAGCCGCAGATCCAGGAGCGCGAGCTGAAGCTCGAGAAGCTGATGGGCTTCTACTACAGCACCAACGAGCTCGAGAGCGATTCGACCTTCAACAGCCAGGTCGTCAGCCGTGGCTTCACCGCCTCGATCCGCCGCAACCTGCTGGCCGCTGTGCTCAGCGGTGACGGCATCGGCAAGCCCACCGGCCTGCTGAAGTCCGCCGCCCTCGTCTCCGTGGCGAAGGAAGGCGGCCAGGCGGCCGACACCGTCGTCTGGAAGAACATCGCGAAGATGTACAACCGCACGCTGGGCGATAAGTCCAAGTACGTGTGGCTGATCCATCCGGACGTTCACGAACAGCTTGACAATCTGGACAAGGTTATCGGCACCGGAGGCGTTCCGATCTATCTGCAGGCTGCAGCCGTCGGCACGGTTGACACCCTCAAGGGTCGCCCCGTGTACGATTCCGACCATTGCTCCGCGCTGGGTGACCAGGGCGATATTCTGCTGGTCGATCCGAGCCAGTACCTGCTGGCGTACAAAGGCGGCGTCGAGCAGGCATCGTCGATCCACGTTTCGTTCTTGACGGCCGAGAACTGCTTCCGGTTCATCTTCCGCGTGAACGGCATGCCGAAACGGAACGCGGCGCTGACGATCAAGAATTCGGCCCTTACCCGGTCGGGCATCGTCACCCTGGACGCCAGAGCGTAACAGTCTGTAACCAATGAGGGGCGAAAGCCCCTCTTCCCCAAAGAAAGAAGGATAATATGTTCGATTTTCTTCCTCTGAAGACCCGCACCCGCGTGCTGCTGGCCCCTCAGACCAACGGTGGAGCCCTTGAGGCTTACGCCGCGCCATCGGCCGCCACCAAGGCAATCAATATCCGCGCAATCGTCGCGATGGGCAACGCTGCGGACGTCGTCCTGTCCCTCAAGTACTCCGACGATGCCTCCGGAACCAATGCGGCCGCGTGGGCTGCGAACGTCCCGATCTACAAGAACGGTGTCGCGCAGGCTGCTGCCAAGGCGCTGACGATCGGCGATGCCTCGGGCAATTTCATCGTCGATTTCATCGTGGACCCGGCGACCGTTCCCGCGGGAAAATTCGTCGGCCTGCATGCGGCGGCCTCGAACGCCGGCAACCTGCTGGTCACCACGATCATCGAAGACGTGGCTTACCAGCCCACACCCACTGCATAACCTGAAGCCGGGATCGCTCCCGGCTTTTTGAAAGGCCAAAAATGAGCATTGCAAATGTTACCACGGAATGGGTCGACGGAAACCTCGTTTTCAAAAACGCGGTGACCGGCGCGACTCTTTTCACGATCAACGCCGCCACCGGCCTCAATGCGAACGTCGTCGGAAATGTGACCGGAAACGTGGCCGGCAATCAGTCGGGTGGCACTGTCAACCCCAGCGTGCCGTTTACCGCGGGCGCCGAGATCGCCGCCGGAGATCTGCTGTATATCAGTGGATGGGATGCCGCCAACAGTCGCTTTGCCATGAACAAAGCCGACTGCGACGCTTCCGATCCGGCAAAGACGGCGCAGTTTGTCGCATCCGCAGCCGTTGCGCAGGGTGCCGCCGGCGCGGCCGTCGGCCAGCTCGAGCTGACCGGCCAGAACACCAACGCCGCGACCGTAGGCGATCCGGTCTATCTGGGCGCCACCGCGGGCGGCTGGAGTCTGTCCGCGCCTGCGGGTGCGGGTAAAAACATCCAGTGCGTCGGCGTCGTGACTGTTAAGAATGCATCGACCGGAAAGGTCATGCTGGCGCCTTTCTACAGCAAAACTGTGACGGCGACAGCGTAACGTGCAGCATAGTTTTTTAACGCAGACAGAGACCCCGACGGTTGAGCCCGTCTCAATCGCCGAGGTCAAAGCTGCTGCGCGTATTTCGATCAGCGTCGAGGATGCTTTGATCGGTACCTGGATCAAGACGGCACGCGAGCTGGCGGAAGGATTCACGCGGCGGGCGTACATAAAACAACGGTGGGAGCTGGCCTTCGATTGTTGGCCGAGCACTCCGGTGTATTTGCCGCGGTCGCCTGCATATTCAAAAAATGATATGTACGTGTATTATACCGACATCAACGATGTCAGTTACACACTGTACCATGAGTTCATCCCTGAAACGTTGAACAATTTGATAGTCGACTTTGACTCTCAGCCGGCGCGGGTTGCTTTACCATACGGGAAAAACTGGCCGAATGTCCAACTGAGATCCATCCGGTCGGTCGTTTTCCAATATTACGCCGGCTACGGTGAGGAACCTGCAGACGTTCCCCAGACACCAAAGGATGCAATTATTCTGTGGTGCGCCTGGAGAAACGAGAACCGCACCGCCGAAATTGACGCGCCGCAACAGTTTTTCAATATGCTTCGTCCGGATAGGTTGCCAGCGATATGATCGAACGGCAGAGTAAAAAATCATTGTCCAGCCGGGCACGGCACCAGATAACGGTGCAGCGCCGGCTATCTGTGGCCGACGGGGAAGGCGGATTCACCGATGGCTGGGCCGATGTGGCTTGGTCACCGATCTGGGCAGAGGTGGCGCCGATCCAGGCTCGCCAGCAACTGCAGTATAAATCGGTGGGCGTCGACGCTACGCACTTGGTGAGAGTCGACGGGCTCATTGACATAACGGAGAGTAATCGGATCGTTTTCGACGGCCGCGTTTTTGAGATCCTGACGGTGGAGAACCTGCAGGAAGCGGACTTCGAAAAAGTCATTACCTGCCTGGAGCGTCGCTGATGGCTGGTATTGATAGATTAAGATCGGGTTCGCAGTTCGAGCGAACGCTGCGCAAGCAGTTTAAAGAGGCCTTTGGAGAAATCCAAAAGAAGGACAAGGAGCTGCGCGGGCGCGCGGCGTCCTACCTGAAGGATAAAATCGCGGCCAAAATTAACAGCGTTCGCCATTCACTGCCTGGAGAGCCTCCCGGAAAAATGTCCGGCAATCTTTTGAAAGGTCTGGCTGTAAAGAATGGCGCATTTTCGTCCATCGTCGGATTCAAGAAGCCGGGCTTCCACGCCCTGATCCTCGAGTTCGGCACGAAGATGCGAATGGTCAAGAAGCACGCGAAAAGTGGACAGCCGGAAAGTTCAGGACAGATGGCGCCGCGGCCGGTCCTGTTCCCGACATTCGCCGAAGAGGCAGGCGCGGTTAAAATGATCCTATCGGAGAAGCGCAACTGATGTTTGAGGCTGCTTTACAGGCAAGAATCGCATCGGACGGACAGCTTGCTACTCTGCTGTCGACGTATGAGGGCGCGCCCGCGATCTTCAGCGAGGAGGCTCCCGAGGAAGCCGTCGAGCCGTACATCGTGTATAGTATTTCACGCCAGGCGGTCGACCATCCGGCGGTGGAGCAGTTCAACGTGTATGTGGACTACTTCGACAATCAGAAGAGCCGGGCAAACAGCCGCAAGGCCGCCCAGCGTATCGAGTTTGTGCTGGATCAAGTGACATTGACAAGTGATAGATACGACACGATCCGTCTCTTTTACGAATCGGCCGGTCCAGTACCGGATCCCGACCCGAGAGTAATTCACTACAATTTTCAATTTTCTGCCCGCGCTGGTCGCAAGGCTTGGGCGCAACAACTTTAAGGAGGCCACAAGATGGCATTACTTTCCATCCAGCAAATCAGTCCGGCTGGCGTCGTCCCCGCGACAGTATCGGCCGCTGGTGGTGGTGACACGTTCGTCAACAACGGCAAGACGTTTCTGAAGATCGTGAACGGCAGCGGATCACCTATCACGGTGACCGTAAATTCGCTTGTCAACTGCAACCAAGGATTCGACCACAACGTCGCCGTAGCCGTGGGCGCAGGAGAAACGCAGTATATCGGGCCGTTCTCAGTCGATCGCTTCAACAGCGCCGCAGGGATCGCCAGCGTGACGTATTCCGGCGTATCGTCGCTGACCGTCGCGGCTATCAGTCTGTAAACAACCACTCAAGAAGGGATAAAATATCATGTCGAAGAAGCATGGCGTAACCGCCAACACTTTCACTCGGTTCGTCATCGATTCCGGTGCGGTGTATAAAAATTGGGGCGAAGCCGGCGAGGCGCTGATCGGAGCCACCCGCGGCGGAAACTCTTTCAAGATCGAAACCGAACAGCGTCAGATGGAAGTCGATGGGTCGATTGGTGACGTGAAGGGCGACAAGAGGATCATTCGCGTGACCGCGACGATCACCGCCAACTTCGTCGAGCTCAGCAAGGCGCTTTTCCTGCTGGCAAATCCCGGCGCAACCGCCGCAGATTACCCGGCCACCGAGGGGAAAACGCACGATCTAATCACCCGCGCGCGTGACATCCTGACATCCGATTATGTCACCAATGTGGCGATCGTCGGAAACAGCACGTATAGCGCCACCGGCTACATTATCGTGAAGCTCGCCAATGCCCTGGCCGACGGCAATCTGGAGCTTGGATTTACCGATCGGGAAGAATCAGTCATTCCCGTGACTTTCAAGGCACATTTTGATCCGGCCTCGCTGGGAACCGAGCCCTGGTCGATCTACAACCCGATCCTGTCGTAACCTGTCGGGCGGGGCAAACCCGCCCTTTACTTCTGCATCTGGAGAACAAAATGGAGAACCAAATCACTGTCCGGCAGCTTCTCAAAAAGGATCAGCGGCGCATCTCTGCCATGCTGGCAAAACTGATGGACCAGATCGACGACAAAAGCATTGCGCATATCATTTCAAGCGCGGCTGGCTCTTCGTCTGGTGGCGACACTGAGGCGGACGACGCCCAGCGCAAGGCAAGCATCACAAAAGTTTTTATGGAGCTTTTCAAGCGGCTGCTGGCCAGCCTGCAGGACGAGGCCACCGCATTACTGGCTGATCTGATTGGGGTGACTCCCGAGCAGTACGAGGAGATGCCGATCGACATCGACGTGCAGATCCTTGAGCAGCTGAAAGCGAGGCCGGAAGTCGAGAATTTTTTTACTGGTGCATTGCGGCTGTACAGCTCGACCGCGTGGTTTCGGACCACGTTCGAAAATTTGAAAGGGCGGTACGCTTCCGCCTCGGCTGCAGTGCAGGAGAACTTGACGAAGTAGAATTCGACCAATTCTATTTCCTCGGTGAGGTTATCGAAGAGGAAAAAGCGGAGGCCGTAAAGCAGCAGATGATCGCGGCATCCTTTACAGCGTGGCAAATGGGGGCGGGCAACAAGATGAATTTCGCGATGTACCTGAAACAGCTCGGCCTTTCAGAAGCTGAACCGAAATTGACAGACGACCAGAAGCGGATACTTGAGGCGAAAGGGCTGGCTGTCGCGGACAGAATACGCGAAGCCGTGAAAGCAGGCAAGGTACAATGAGAGAAATTTTTTCACTTGTCGGCCGGATCTATACCGAGGGTCTCGATACTCTGCAGAAGGGGTTGAACAACGCCGACAAGCAGCTTACCAAGGTAGGGAAGAGCTTCGACAAATTCGGCCGCAACGTCACGAAGCTGGGCGTCAGCATCACGAAGCTGACCGTCCCCATCACTGCGATGGGGGTGGCTGCATTCAAGGGCGTAGAGGCCGCCAGCGACCTCGCAGAAACCGTCTCGAAGGTTGGTCAGATCTTCGGGGACAGTGCAAGCGAGATCGAGGCCTGGGCGGGCACCACGGCGTCCACGCTGGGGCAGTCAAAGCAGCAGGCCCTCGACGCCGCCTCGACGTTCGCTATCTTTGGAAAGTCGGCCGGCCTGACCGGTCAATCTCTTGTAAACTTCTCCGAGAACTTCACGACGCTGGCGTCCGATCTGGCGAGCTTCAACAACACCACGCCGGAGGACGCCATCACTGCGATCGGCGCGGCCCTCCGCGGGGAGTCCGAGCCCATCCGCCGCTACGGAGTGCTGCTAAATGACGCGTCCCTGAAGCAAAAAGCCCTTGAGATGGGCATCATCACCAGCACGAAAAACGCACTGACTCCCCAGGCAAAAGTCCTGGCATCCTCGGCGCTGATCATGGAGCAGACGAAGACCGTCCAGGGCGACTTTGCCCGCACGTCCGAGGGATTGGCGAACACTCAGCGGATACTCAAGGCCGAGGTCGCAGATCTGACCGCCGAATTCGGAAAAGCCTTTCTGCCCGTCGCGCTGCAGGTGGCCGGCATCATCAAAGACAAGATACTGCCGACCATCCAGAAGGCGGTCGACTGGTGGAACGGACTATCTGATGGCGTCAAAAACGCCGTGATCTACTTCGGCGCTGCGGCCGTGGCCCTTGGCCCGATTTTGATCGGCATCGGTCAGGCGATCAGCATGGTGAAGACCTTCACAACCGTTTTTAAAATGCTCAATCTGGTGATGATCCAGAACCCGATCGGGCTGATCATCACGTTGATCGGTGGGCTGGTGGCCGCCGGCATTCTGCTGTATAAGAATTGGGACTTCGTAAAGGCGAAGATGGAAGAAGCCTGGGGTGCAATCTCCTATGCCACTCAGGTCGCTGTTGCAAATATGAAGATCTGGATGCTGTCGGCCGTTCAGGCATGGCTTGACGGTGTTGATCAGATAGTTGGAGCGATCCCTGGAATAAATAAGGTCGTAGATAACGCCAACAAGTCCGTCTCTACGATGATTGCAAAAGAGATGGAGCATCTTGCCACCATAAAGATGGTCCGCATGGAGGCCAAGCTGCAGGCAGACCAGAACAGCGCACTCACGAAAACCATCGAAGCAGCTAAGCAGGCCACCACTGAGTATAAAGACGTCTCGCTTGAAAACATCGATGTACAGAAAGAGGACGTCAAGGTAAAGAAAGAGCAGAAACAGACCGCGCTCGACGCCTACATGGCCCGCGTGGCATACGAAAACGAGTGGTCCGACAAGCTGCGTACTGAGGTGTCCAACCGTTCCGAAATGCTAGAATGGGAATACCAGCAGGCGATCGTCAAGGCTGAAGAGCTCGGAGCCGATCGTCAGGACGTAGAAACTTATTACCAGATCCAGCGCCTGCGTCTGGCCGCAGAAGAGGCAAAGAAAAAGGATGACTTTGCCAAGGCTGGCAACCAGATGCAGAAGGTTTACAATAGCGAAGGCGTGCAGATGGGACTGCAGGCGATCGATCAGATTTTTTCACTTGCCGAGCAATCCACAGACAACAAGCTGGCGCTGATCGACCAGGAGACGGCCAAGAATAAGGCGGCGATCGAAAGCAGCGTAATGTCTGAGGCGGCAAAAAAAGATAAAATTGCGGCCCTTGAAGCGAATGCCGATAAGAAGAAACGCGAACTGCTCCGCAAGCAGGCCCAACGCGACAAGGCTGCAGCGATATTCGGTGCGGTCGTAAACACCTTCCAGGCGGTCAGCAAGGCGCTCACCCTTGGTTTCCCCCTGGGCCTCATCATGGCCGGGATTTTCGGAGCACTGGGTGCGATACAGATAGGCATGATCGCAGCCCAACCCCTGCCGCAGCTGGCAGAGGGCGGACTCGTCAAGCAGACTCCCGGCGGCGTGCAGGCCATTGTCGGCGAGGGCAACCAGGATGAATTGATTCTCCCGATGCGCACGGGTGTCAGGGACATCGTGCGCGGTGTCATAGATGGGATAGTCGGGGCCGTTCTCCCTCCGGCGACTTCCCCCGCGCTGGCGTTGGGTGGCGGCGGTTCGGCCGCCCCCGCCAGTGCTGTGGGTGGGGGAGTGCATTATCATATCGGTACGCTGATCGCTGATGAGTCTGGCCTGAAAATGCTTGAACGTAAAATGCGGCCTATCCGTACGGCCGAGGACCAGAGAAGGGGGATATCATGAGCTTAAACGATATCTATCTGGGTCCTTCCGGCAATGAGACGCTGCTGTCTGCAGCCGGTCGCAAATTTAGCCGCTCACCCATCGAGATAGCCCGTGAGGATCGGACGGCAAGCGGCCGGGCGGTCAAGGATATCGTCGCGCTGAAGTGGAAGTTTACGTTGCAGTATGAGCTGATCGACAACGCCGACCTGGTCACGCTGCAGGGGCTGTACGATCTGAAATCAGCGCTCAGTCTCAAAGTGCGAAAGCTCAATAATACTTTCGACACCTTTACAGTTTTGCTCAAGCCGTTCGCGTCCGACCGCGTCACAGCGATCGGGACGGGGCTATGGGGCAATGTAACGGTCGAATTGGAGCAGGTGTAATGCTCGCAGCTTCTGCTGGATTTCTTACCGCCGCAGCGGCCACCGTGCGCAAGCCAAAGGCCCGCGTGACGATCGTCTGGACAGATCCGTACATCGATCCATCTATTCAAACGACCGCCACTGATCGCAATTACACCAGCTATCCAGAGCAAGTCGCGGATCTGATCGAGACTGTGCCATACAAATGGTTTCATCTGGACGGCGTTACCCCGCTGTCGGCCGGATGCCACGTTGCGCCAGGGTCGCTGCTTGAGGCGCGGGCGTACCAGATGGGATGGTGGGGCGCGACTGCCAGCGGCGTTGGCGGTGTGTTCTCGGCGCCGGAGCCATCGATAATCGTGGACTTCACCCCGCGGCCGGTCTTATCGGTGCGGGTGGTCGGTGACGATGCCTGGGGCGAGTATCCGGTCGATTTTACGGTGCAAATTTACAACGGCAACACGCTGCTGGTGACGCTGGATGTTACTGACAATGCTGCCGTCGTATGGACGTATGATGTCAGCGCCTCCGCGATCACCGAAGCCACCAAAATGAAATTGACGGTCAAGAAATGGAGCCAGGCGACCCGGGTCGTCAAGGTCAGCGAATTCTACACCTCGATCGCTGTCCGATACGATGGCGACGAGATCATGAGCATGACGATCACCGAGGAGATGGAGACCAAGGACGGCACGCTGCCGATCGGCAACGTCAGCGCCAACGAGATAGACTTAAAGCTGAACAATGTCGACGACAAATTTTTCCCGGGTAATTCCGCCGCGGCGCTGCATACGCTGGTGAAAAAGAACCGCAGAATAATCCCGCAAATCGGTTTCGAACTACCCAACGGAACCGTCGAATATATGCCGATGGGGGTCTATTGGTCCGGCGATTGGCAGACCAGTGAGAAGGGGACCGAGGCCAGCACCAGCGGCCGCGATCGGATGGAGCTGCTGAGAAAGTCGAATTTTTTCGCGGGCGAAGTATACGAAAATGCAACGCTTTATGACCTCGCTGAGGTTGTGCTGACAGATGCGAAAAGCCTTATGCCGGATCTCGAATACAGCATCGCGGCAGAACTGCAGGGGTTCGTTATTCCGTGGGCGTGGCTGGAGAAA